TTCACGTGCGAGAATACGCCGCTGCCCGGGCGACCGGGACCCGATTGGAGAGATGGCCGAGCGGTTTAAGGCACCGGTCTTGAAAACCGGCGAAGGGTCAAACCTTCCGTGGGTTCGAATCCCACTCTCTCCGCCAAGGTAATTCCTAAGCCCCTGTTCTCAGGGGCTTTTTTCGTTTCTAGGCCGCGCGTCCCATGCTTTGACCCACATTCTGTGGATGCGTGATCGAAGCGATGAAACGGTCGATGTCCTCTTTCAACCATACCGCACGCGCGCCGATCTTGTGCGACTTCGGGAACGTCCCTTCTTTCATGCGTCGATAGATCGACGAGTGGCCCAGGCTGGTGCGCACAGCGACAACCTCGATCGGTTGCAGGTCGGCATACAGTTCCGCGACGGTGATCTCGCGCGTCTTGTTCGTAGCCATGTTGTCCTCCTTCAGTTCGTGGCCAGCGCAGCGCGCAGCTGCTCGTCTGGATCCGGGTAGCAGTCCATGTAGGCGCCGATCACTTCCGCCGCGACTTGCGGGACGATGGCATTGCCGTAGGCGCGCAGGCGTCCCACTCGGGCAGGAACCCCATGAGCCAGCAGACGAATGCTGGGTTCAAAGCGCCTGGCTTTTCCGTCGTGTCCGATGATCCATCCCGCACCATCCCAGGCGGAGCCACATGCGTTGCCACGTCGGCCAGACCAATCTGAGGATCCGTCGGTTTGCGACCGGACATGATCGGTCGCCTGCTCTTCGCGTCGATCACGGCCACCGAAGGTGTCGGCCACAGCGCTGCCAGCGCATGCGCCCTGATCGACACCAGCCCCGCCGAGTTGCCCGCTTCGTTGTTTCCGTTCTTCGCCGGCGCCAGCGACGTCGGGGTTGCCCACAGAGCTGCTGCTGTCACCGCAGCCAGATCCGGCCCATGGCTCCGCGCCGCCTCCCTGATCGCACCCTCCGTCGATCGCACTCCCTTGTCCGCGAGCGAGGCGGTCGGCGTCGGCCACAGGCCCGCAATGCGGGGATCGTCCAGCGGCGCCGAAACATTCACCACCACCGTGGTGAGCGATTCCTGCGAGCCCTTCGTGTCCCCGCGCCGGCGCTGGTAGCCCAGCCGCGCTTCGTGCGCCATTGGCGTGGGCCACAAACCAGAGTCGATCCCGGCGATGGGGCGCGTCGACGGCACAAGCTGGGACAACGACCGCCCGGCAGGCGTAGGCCTCTGCTTCCAGGTCAGCAGACACTCCGTCGAGCCAGTTCTTGCCAACCGCCGCCGCAACCTGTTCTCCCATGACGACAGCGGGCCGTCGGGCACGGATGAGGCGAAGGAAGTGGGGCCACAGGTGCCGATCGTCATCCTGGGCTTTTCCTTTACCCGCGACGGAGAACGGCTGGCACGGGGCGCTGCCGGTCCACAGCTCGCGGTCGTCGGGCCACCCAGCAAGTCGAGCTGCAAGGGACCAACCGGCGATGCCGGCGAAGAAGTGGCATTGCCGGTATCCGGCGAGGTCTGAGGGTTGAACATCGGTGATGCTCCTGGTGTCGACGTGGCCGGGCGGGATAAGCCCGGCATCGATGAGGTTGCGGATCCACTGCGCTGCGTAGGGATCCCATTCGCTGTAGTAGTTCATCGGGCGCCCCCGGTGGCGTGTGCCATCACCCGCTGCGCCTCGGCCATGTCGCCGCGCGCCAGCGCCTGCAGGGCCAGGCCACGGGCCTCCCATGCGCGCACGGTTGCCGGTCGAGCCTCGGACAGATCCACACCGGACATGCTGGCCAGCTGCCGGCCGACCTCGCGGTGGTCGATTGCCTCAGCCATGAGCGCACCTCCGCCAGCACCAGCGCAGCCCTGCGCGCGCGGCGCGGCATGCGCGGCTGATCGCCCACAGGGTGGCGATGCCGGCCGCAAACCCGGCCAGGGCGAACACGTGGACCATTGCAGCGGTGAGCAGCTGGTCAGCCATTGGTCGGATCCTTCATGAAGCAGATCCAGTGCGTGCCAGCGCGCTTGCCGGACGTATGCCCGAACAGCGGGCGAGCATCGGTCAGAGCCAGCACGTCGCGCGTGGCCACCTGAACCTCTGACCATTTGAAGATCAGCGCGCCCTCGGGGCGTAACACGCGGAAGCATTCTGCGAACCCGGCACGCAGATCCTCGCGCCAGTCATTCCCGAGCTTTCCGTACTTCACCGCCAGCCAGCTGTTCTTACCTGCATGCACCAGGTGCGGTGGATCGAACACCACCATGGGGAACGAGTTGTCGGCAAAGGGCAGGGCGCGGAAGTCCAACAGGGCATCCGGGTGGATGTTCACAACGCGGGTGCCGTCTTCCCGGTGAGTGCGGTCGATGACCGTGATGGTTTCGTGCCGCTGGTCGCCGAACAGGCAGCGCTGGTCGCTGGGGTCGAACCACATCATGCGTCTGCCGCAGCAGTGGTCGAGGACCGCTGGCAGAGCGTCAGCCATTGCCCACCGCCTGGCTGTCGATCAGGTCGATTTGTGCAGCGATCAGTGCGCCAGCGCGCACCAGGTCGCGGCGAGCGTCCACTGGCTTCCACCACTCCGGCGCCCACGGCCACACAGCGGCCGGCCCGTACCAAGCGATGTGGTTACGGCCACCAGCTTCCAGATCCATCGCCGCCAGCTGCACATAGGCGGTCGCGGCCTTGGCCAACTCGCCGCGCCGGTACTGCTGGTCGCTATCGCGGGTGAAGCCCTCGGCCTGCAGCTGTCGCTCGCGTTCTGCGGCGATTGCCTTGACGCCTGTTCCCAGGTCCAGGGCCTGCGCGGGCGGGTCATGCGCGGGCTCCCTTCTTCGTGCGGCTGTCGTGGCCACCCTCGACCGCCTGTCGGCGGCTGATGGTGGATCGGTCGATGGGGCTGTTGCCGAGCTTCTGGACCTTGCCGCCTGCTGCCTGCCAGCGAGCCACGTCGTCGGCGATTTCGGCCCGCTGGCGTTTCTTCTCGGCTTGCGTGGCCAGGTCGAAGGTCGGCTGTACGTGGATGCTGGTCATGCGTGGCTCCTGAAAGGTTCACGCCGCACAGGGCCGAACCAGAGATTGATGCGGTTGTTGAGGCGCACCTGCAGCGGGTTGCGAACGATCGGCGGCAGCGGCGCGCGCAGGCGGCGGTCGTCGTTCTGACAGGGCGTGCAGGCCGGTTCGTAGCCGCGCTTGCCGGCGCGGGGGAAGGCGATCAGCGGCAGGTACCGGTGGCACTTCGTGCAGGTCTTCATGGCAGGCTCACCTTCTGCAGGTCCGCCCAGGTCAGCGGGTGAGGGCGCCGCTTGATCCGCTCGTATGCGGCGCTGTGGGATATGTCCAGGATCTCGGCCACCTGCGAGGTGGTGTAGCGCTTGCCCTCGATGACGTGGGCGAACAGCTGCGCGCGGGCCTGGCCGGCACGGCGCAGGCTCTTGGCGTGGTAGGGGTAGATGGCGACATCCATCAGGCGGCCACCTGCTGGTGATCACCAGCGCGCAGGCTCTGCTCGAACCCGACCACCATCTGGCGGAACGGTTCCAGGTCGGACCGCAGCTTGGCAATGAATGCCTCGTCGCGATCGAAGCGGCGCCACCACAGCTGCTTGCCCGCGGCGGCCAGCGCCGGGCAGTACAGGCCGATGTGCCACCACTGCCGACCGGTCAGCCACATGCAGCCCTGAGCCTGTTCGAACACCTCGCTCGCATCGTTGTCGATGTGGAAGGCGCGTAGCTTCTCGGGGTTGATGAAGCACTTGTATTCACTGCCGCCGTCCTCGCCGATGAAGCCATCGGCCGAACAGCCGTAGTCGCCGCATTCGCTCAGGACGAACCCGGCACGCTTCACCAGCAGGCCGGACTGCACCTCATGCTCGGCGCGGGCGAACGGCTCCAGTTCGTGGCCGCGGCGCATGGCGTAGGTTTCGAAACCCTCGTCCAGGGGCTCGCCGCTGATGCGCTCGATCGCCAGCCGGAACGCGTAGTTCTTCGACGTCTCGCTGAAGTCGCCGATGGGCTCGCCGGCCAGCGCCTTCTCGGTCACTGCCGACTTCGGCACGGCCTTGTAGCCGGCTGCCTCCGCAGCAGCCTTGGGAGCCATGCCGGCCAGCACCGAATCCACGTAGGTGCGCTGCTGGTCGGTCAGCTCGCCCACACGCGAGCGCGCAGTGGCAAACATGCTGGCGGTGATGACCCCGGCCCTGGCGTTGTGCCAGGCGTCGCTTCCTTGGTCGCAGCGAATCAGGCGCATCCTGCGGCCTCCCTGCGCTCGATATCGCGGTCGATACGGTCGATGATGCTGGGGGCATCTTCGGGCTCCACCAGCTCCGCGTCGGCCTTCTCTGCCTCTGCCTTCAATGCAGCCAGCCCGGCCTGGCCGATCATGGCGCGCTGCTCCTTGGTCAGCTTGCCCCAGGCTTCGCCGAGCGCATCGACGCCGGCGGTCGCAATGTCCTGCAGGCTGGTCTGCGGTGCGTGCGGACTGGCTGGCGAGGGATGGTTTTCAGGGCGCGGGCGCTCAACCACAGTCGGGCGCCGACCGCTGTAACCGGGAGCTGCTGTGATGGCCGCTGCGCACGAACACAGCCGTCGCTCTCGTGGCCTGCCGATGGCCGTCGAGTCGGAGCAGTACGTCATCGGCGGCTGCATGAACTACCCCGAGGCCATTGGCCGTGCTGGGCTGGAGCCAGGGGACTTCTTCCGCCGCGACCACGCCCTCCTGTGGTCGGAGATGCTGAAGCTGGAGGCTGTTGGCAAGCCTTGCGATGCAACGTTCCTGGCCGAATGGATGACCTCGCAAGGGCACGGGGGCCGGATTGACGCCGGGTATGCGATGGAGCTGCAGATCAATGGCTACTCCGTCGCTGGCGTGACCGCCCATGCTGCGTTGATCCGTGAGCAGGCTGCGATGCGACGTGCGATCGACATCGGTGACGCGCTGATTGCCCGGTGCATGGAGCCCGAAGGCGAAGAGTCGGTGGCGATTCTGGACGCAGCGATCCGCGATCTCATGCAGCTGACCAAGACCCGCCAGGGCCATGAGCACACGCTGGAGCAGGCGCTGACGGCGGCCTGGCGAGATGCAGAGGACGCCTATGCGCACCGGGGTCAGATTCGTGGGGTTCCCTACGGCTTCAGTCGGCCCGATAAGCGCCTGGGCGGCGCTCACGGTGGCGACCTGATCTTCATCGGTGCTCGGCCATCGATGGGCAAGACGGCACTGCTGGTGAACTGCGCCTTCTACCAGGGTGGGTTGGGCATTCCGGTCGGCATCATCTCCGGAGAACAGTCTGCTCGTCAGCTGGCCTCGCGTGGCATCGCAGGTGAATCCGGTGTGGCAGCTGAAAAGCTACGTAGCGGTGATTTCACCGAGGAAGAGTGGCCGCAGCTCAGCAATGGCATGCGCAAGCTGATCGGTCGCCATGTGTTCATCTACGACCGCAGTGCGCCGACACTGGACGAAGTGGTGCGGACGATTCGTCGTTGGAAGCAAGAGCACGACATTCGAATTGCTTGGATCGACTACCTGCAGCGCATCCGTGTGCCGCGCTCCAAGGATCGTGCCGAAGAAGTTGGTGAGGTTGCCCGCACGCTGAAAACTCTGGCCCGCGACCTGGATATCCCCATCGTGGTGCTGGCTCAGGTAAAGGCAGAAGTCGATCGTCGTGTTGTCGACAAGCGCCCCGGGCTGGGCGATATCGCCAACAGCGACGAGGCCACACGCGAGGCGGACATCATCGCGTTCCTGTACCGGCACTGGGTTTATGACCGCGAGAATGGCGACCCCAGCAAGGCCGAGCTGAACGTCGAGAAGAACCGTCACGGGCCTTGTGGACGGTTTGATCTTGGATTCGATGGGAAGACGATGCGCTTCCTTGACCCGGAGCTGCAACCTGATCACTTCGACCAGCCGGCTACCCCGCGCCGTGCGCGCAGCATTCCCGTTGGTACGACCGCTGCTGCGGCCAGGGCGGGCGACGCATGATCCTTACACCTCTCGCGAAGGCCAAGAAGAAGCTGCGCACCCGAGACGTGGACTTGATCTCGCGAAAGCTGATCGACCCGAATACCGGTGAGCTGATCTCGGCGTTTGCGCCCGCGCATCCGGTCGATGTTCGCTCATGCCGGGAGCGTGGAATCCGGATCGGCCAAGTGTTCCGAAGCACGTTGCGGCGGGAGCGAAATCCGAGGTTCTACCGCAAGGCGCATGTCCTCTCCGGATGGCTGGCCGACAACGTAGAAGCCTTCCATGGCCTCTCCCAGCACGACGCCCTGAAGAAGCTGCAGGAGCTGTCTGGCATCGGCTGCGAGTCGGTGGAGTACGACCTTCCCGGCATTGGGAAGCTGACACGCACCGAGCCTGAGTCCCTGAATTTCTTCGACATGGACGAAGGCCGCTGGAACGAGCTGTGGTCAGGCGGTACGGGCGACGGCGGCTGGATCGGCTGGCTGCGCACGGAGGTGTTCGGTGGCCTGGACGCGGCGAGTCGCGAGGCCGTGGAACTGATCATCCAGAAACCACAGGGGGGCGCATGAACGAGATCGAGAAGCGGGCGCGGGAGCTGTACGAAGCTGCGCGGGACTCCTATAACACAACCGTGGCGAACCCGGCAGTGACCATCCGCTGCCAGTCAGCGGTCGCGCGGGAGGCGGTCGCGGTGTCGACGGAGCGACTTCGACTCAAGCTGCTCAACCAAGGTGCCGTAGTTGTCGTGCCTGACCGTGCGCAATTTGTTGCGCCTGCCGCACTTAGGGCACATGAAGTACATCCCGAAGCTATCGATTGCAGGCGCGGCCTGATCGAACCCAGTGAATGTTTTCTGGCAGCGGATGCACGTGAACATGAGGCTGGTGTACGCCCCCAAGGTGACCGTGAGGCTACAGCGGGCCATCCAAGGCGTCGCGGTATCGATGATGCCGACATGCAGGAGGCGCGGAAAACAGTGCTCGCCCTACGTGCTGCGCCAGCCGTGCATCAACAGTCAGGAGCGCGAGGTGCGATCACGGAGGCGGCTCATGACGTACCGCTCGCATTGCTCGACCACGAGTTTGCCACCGATATTGCCGACGGATCGAAGGTAGTTTCTACGCCCGCACTCGGGGCACTGGAAGTGCATGCCAAAGCTGTCTATATCGGGCGTGACCTGATGAAGGCCGATGAATTTCTGCTGGCAACCGATGCAGGTAAACATGAATCCAGAATCTATCTAGAGGGCGGCAAGGTAAGGGTGGACCATATCGCGGATGACCGCAAATTGGTCGACCAGCTGGTGGCATCAAATCAGGTAGTCGAAGATTTCGAGCAACTGGGCGTTGATAGTGCGCGGCAGTCCCCCGGAAATTCCGGAGAACTGCCCATTGATAGCGCCGCTCGCCCGGAGGTGCCGTGATGCGCACCAAGAACTCGAGGGCATTCACCGCCGCCGAGAAGCGGCACGTGGACGCGGTGAAACTCTTGAAGTGCAGCGTCTGCGACAGGCCCGGCCCGAGCGACGCCCACCACATCAACCAAGGGCAGCACTTCACGACCGTGGCCCTGTGCAAGGACTGCCACCAGGGCAGCAAAAACGGCTGGCACGGCGAAAAGATCATGTGGCGCATCCACAAGATGGACGAGCTGGCCGCCCTCAACGTCACCCTTTCCCGGCTGCAGGAGGTCGCCCGATGATCCACCTCACCCTCCCGTACCCGATCAGCGCGAATCGCTACTGGGCCGTGCGTGTCATCCCGAAGAAGCCCAAGCCGCTGGCGATCACCTACGTCACCGAGGAAGCGAAGAACTACAAGGCTGCGGTCGGGCTGCTGGCCAAGGCCGCAGGCATCCGCGTGCCGGCGACCGGCCGGGTGGTGCTGCACATCAAGCTGTTCCCGCACCGGCCGCAGGACTGGGCGAAGCGCGCACGGAAGGATCCGCACGCCTGGGACGACACCGTGCAGTGCATCGACCTCGGCAACTGCGAGAAGGTGCTGTCCGACGCCTTGAACGGCATCGCCTGGGTGGACGACAAGCAGATCCGGCGGACCCTGCTGGAACGCATGGAGCCGGACGAGAAGGGCGCACGGCTGGAGGTGGCGATCGAGTATCTGGCCGCGGTACCGAGCCTGTTCGGGGAGGCCGCAGCTTGACCACGCCCGAGGCCAAGGTTCGGAAGCGATACAACGCCTACCTCCGCCGGCACGGCGTGTGCGCCGTCTGCACCATGCGCGAGCGCGGCAACAGTCCGGCGCATTGCAAAGGCTGGCCCGACCGGCAGGGGAGCTGCGACACCGACGGCCTGCTGCCGGTGTTCCAGTTCGACGAGAACGTGACGAAGGGGATGCGCGATGCGTAACAGCGATCCAGTGACTGAGCAGTTGCGCCAGTGGGGCCATGCCCAGGTGAATCGTTTTGCGCTCACCCGGGCGGAGCGAAGCGTGCACGTCCTCGGAAAGGTAAGGGACAGTGCCCCTATGACCAAGGAGAGGGCTGATCGCTACCTCGTAGGCCGTGACGGAACTGAGCGGCGCAGATTCATGGCCGAAAGGTCCGGCATAACTGGAATGGCGATGCTGCCGCTGTGGGCCGTGGATCCCATTCGGTCCTCCAATGACGCAGACCATCCTCACGACAACCCAGAAATCGCTATCGATATCGGAATTCCGGACGAGCTTCGCTGGGTGGAGCGCGGACTGGTGGAGATGGGCCGGCAGTACCCACTGCGTGCCCTGGTTGCGCGTACCGAATACACAGTGGCGGCCAGTCAAGCCGTGAAGGCCCGCATGGTCGCGGAGAAGTACGGGGGAGCCTTGTCTGTCTGGCAGTACCGCCGCGAACTGCAGAGGGCTGTGGAGTGGATGAGGATGAGGGTAACAGCATGAGCATGAATAGCTTAAAGCGCGATTTGGACGCGGTGACTCAGGCCATCCACTCGGTGTTTGTGTACGCGGCCTGCACCGAGGATGGATTCGTCAAGGTTGGAATCTCGAGGACGCCGTATCACCGTATCTACCAGATTCATTGCGGGTCGCCTTCGCCAGTGCGAGCAGCGCAGTGGGTTTGGGTGGGCTCTTTGAATTTCGGTCGCCGCATAGAGCAGAAGGTGAGGAAGGAGTGGAGGAGTCGACACACCCGGGGCGAGTGGTACCGCTTCGACTACTCCGATCCTGCAGACAAGCGGGATTTCCATGACACGCTCGGAGCGGTGGTGCAGGCGGTCACCGGTAAGGCGCCTGAATGGAACAAGCTCAATTCGCAGGCGATGGCTGAACTCATCAAGGCCGGTTACTCGCTGCATGACGACAAGGAGAAAAGGAAGCGGGCTTGACGTTGCACAAACTCCGTGTATATTTGCGTCGTCGTCAAGAATTCCCCCTGAAGCCCCGGCCCTGCGTCGGGGCTTCTGCGTTTCCGGGACCCGACCTCTGCCCGTCATCCTTACCGGATCAACCATCGTGAGCCTGCCGGGCTGCGGCGACGGGCACCTATGCAGGAGACCCCATGGTGAGCATCGAGACTGTCGCCGCCGGCATGGGGTTCTCCCCGGAGCTGTCGCTGGCGCTGGAACAGGCCTGCATGCGCTTCGGCATCAACACCGAGCTTCGTGTGTGTCACTTCCTGGCCCAGGTGGCGCATGAGAGTGGCACCGGACGCTGGCTGAAGGAGCTGTGGGGCCCAACGCCGGCGCAGTCACGCTACGAGGGCCGTGAGGATCTGGGCAACACCCAGCCCGGGGACGGCTTCCGCTTCCGTGGGCGTGGCGGGATCCAGTTGACGGGGCGCGACAACTACCAGCGGTACAGCCAGGCGATCTACGGCGACGATCGTGCTGTCCGCAACCCGGACATGGTCGCCACGCTGCCAGACGCGGCGCTGGCCGCCGGCTATTTCTGGCACCGGGACGGGATCAATGCTGTGGCCGATCGGGATGACGTGCTGGCGGTGAGCCGCGCGGTGAACCTGGGATCGCCCAAGAGCAAGGCGATGCCCAATGGGCTGGATGACCGCAAGGCGAAGCTGAAGTTGGCCAAGGCGCAATACGCAAGGATGGTGGGACGATGAGCGAGCTACTTGCCAGCACCAAGCTGTGGATTGGTGCGCTGATCGCTGCGGCCACGGCTGCGCCGACACCGGCCTCGCCGCTGTACCGCGAGTGGATCCACCTGGAGATGACCACGGCCTATTTCGGCGTTCCGTTCAATGTGCTGGTCGGCGCTGCAGCGGGCAGCCTTGTGGGCGTGTGGTATCACGGGTCCGAGAATCGGCGCGGTCTGGCTGCCTCGTTCCTGTCGAGCACGGTGCTGGCCGTGGGCGTCAGCGTGCTGGGCCCGGAGCTGACCGGCTATCGCTGGTCCAGCACCGGCGTGCATGCCTCTGCGGCGATGCTGCTGGGGTTTGGCGGGCAGATAGACTGCCACCCCAGCGCCCTGCAGAACCATCGGCTCCTTACCGCCCTCGATCCCGTACGCATCACGCTCCATGGCCACCAGCTTCGCGAGCGAGTCAGCCAAATCCTTCATGGTCTTGGTTCGGTCCGGCAGGCTGGTAACGCCCCGGTACAGGGACTGTAGCTTCTCAGGGGCTTGGACCAGTTCGTCCAACCGCTCCACCAGCTCGATGTGCCCGGTCTGCGACTCCAGTTCTTCCAGGAGCGACATCGCCAGGGCTCTGGCCCGGGCAATGTCCTTCCGATGGGTCAGCCTTACATCAGCAATGACCTTGGCAGAGGCCTCCACCAATACCCGCTCGGATACCTTGGCCTCTTTGGATACCTCTCTGGATACCTGCTGCTTGGATACCAGCGCGTCGGCCTTGGCTCGGATCTTCGCTCCAAGGTCGCGGGTCCAGCTATCACGCTTAGCACGCTTGTTGATGGCACCATGGGTAATTCCATGGTCGGCGGCGATCTCACGCACGGACAGGAGCCCTGCCCGGTAGTCCGCCTCGATCCGCTCCCAGTCGATGTCGGGCCGGCCGGCCTTGTTGTCGATCAGCTTGCTCACTTACGGCACCCTTGGGATCGGCAGCACCATGGCTCCGATCGTTCCCCGAGCCAGTGCACCCTAGTGCAGATGGCGTCCACGATGACGCACAGCCCGATGACGGCGGCGATGCTCACAAGGCCCTCGACCCAGTTCATGCCACAGCCTCAGCCGGGAACAGTGGGATCACCACCTGTGCCTCCAGCCTGGCCAGCTCGTGCTGCAGCCCAGCCTTCTCGCGCCTACGCTGGTGCATCAAGCGCGATCCGTAGGTGCCCTTTGCCGCTGAGCCCTTCTCCGCGATCTGAACAGCCTGCAGTTCTTGCCAGACCGACAGTGCCTGGATCTCTCCGGCCCGGCGCGCATCTCCGAATGCCTGAACCAGATTGGCCTTCAACTCGACAACGCGGTCAGTGTTGCGAGACAGCGACAGGAGGAAGTAGCACTGATCCTCGTTCAGTAGCGCAAACCGCGCAGACTTGCCGCCACCCTGTGGCCGATCACCATCTGCGATTTCAAATCGCAGATGGCCGAACCGTTCAAAGCTCTTTGCGTAGCGACTGATCAGACGGTAGGTACTGCGGTGGTCAGTCCCAAGATGCTCAGCGATGGTACGACTGTCAGCGCGGGGGCCATCGCCAGCGGGAATTAGCTGAATGATGTTGGACATACCTGCTCCTCCTGAATCTGCCTGAAGAGGAAGCGCGGCCAGCCTGTCGGGCAGGACGACAGACGTTCGGCTGATCTGGCCTAGGCCGCGCTTGAAACGAAAAACCCGGCACATGGCCGGGTCTCTGTGTTGGAACTGCTGCTGGTTGGGATTCCGCCTATTCACCTTCAATCTGGCGCGGCGGAAGGGTCTGAGCCCAATGTCACAATTGGGCATCGCCCTCCTTGCGGGTACGCTGTGCTTGCGACCAGCACAACCACAAAGGAGTGCGAGATGAACGATGAAGTTGCTCATGAGCTAGACGGCGCGGAGGCCGAAGATCGCATGCACATTGCAACCGACCTGACCAACATCACTGTGGCCCTACTTTCAGCGCTGAGAAAGCAGCCAGGCATCGACGCCTACCGACTGCTATCGGACTTCCTCGCAGCGATGCCAGACGACAAGGTTCAACGCGGCGGAGGCCTTACCCGTACACTGAAAGAAGAATTGAAAAGATCCTGATCTTTTCACCGCGCTCTCTTCGACGAACACCTTCGGCATCAGTACTCACCGAAGTACTTCCAACATTGATGAATGCTTACTCATTGCCCACCTCCCGTAGCCGGCAACTCCGCTGAACCAATCCGCCGGATCCAGTTCCGCCACGGGGCGAACTTGCCGACCAGGCCGAAGGCCCCGGCAATGCCCCACATCAGCAGACAGCCGCGCCAGGAGTAGAGATTGGCTCCCAGCAGGCAGGCCATGCCCAGGGTGAAGCTCATCCAGCCCATCAGCACGAACGAAGCGCCCAGCCCCAGTTCAACCAGGCCCTCGCCTCGGGCCAATACGCGCAGCTCGCGGATCCGAACATCGTTGAGACCAAACAGCGCGGTCAGGAACACCACCAGCAGCGCTGGCACCGCGGCCACCGACCAAAAGTGATACGTCATGATCAGCCCTCCTTCGGGGGCAGGAACCGCCGGATCAGCTGCTTGACCAGCGCCCCGGCACTACGGATGAGCTCAGGTCCCCAGTTCTGAGCGGTAACGGCCGATGATGCTGCGTCCACAGGAAGGGCCGCAGGAGCGGTTCCTATCGACGCCGGCCGATATCGCCATCTACGGCGGCGCGGCTGGTGGCGGGAAGACATTCGGCCTGCTGCTGGAAACCATGCGGCACACCGCGGTTGGAGAGTTCTCGGCGATCATCTTCCGCCGCAACGGAACGCAGATCACTGCGCCGGGCGGCTTGTGGTCTGAATCGACCAAGCTGTACCCGATCATTGGCGGTGAACCAGGCGCTGGAGCAGCTGGTACTGGCACCACCGGCGGGCATCGAGACCTGGGACCAGGTGCGGGCGCTCCTGCCGCAGCCGGAGGAGTTCGACTGGCCGGCAGAGGCATCGCTGCCGCTGGAAGCGGGGCAGCCCACGGTCGCGCTGTGACAGGGGTGCCGCTGGGGTCTGTTGAAGGACAGTTATGCCACAGACGCAGACGGCCAGATCATCGACCTGGCCGTCTGGGATGCCACCTGTGGCCTGAACTTATCGCCCATGGTGGCGCCGGTCATGGTGACGCCCCCGATCATGGTGGCGAGCGTTGTAGTGACGATCTCGCTGCCAACGCCGGTCATGCCCATAGTCGTGACGACTGCTGCGGTAGTAGCGACGGTCGTAGTGGCGATTGTGCCGGTCATAGCGGCGATCATGCCCATGCGATGTGGCTATGTTTCCGATAGCGCCACCAGCCATGGCACCGCCAACGGTGGCTGCCGGATCGCCGTTGGAGAGAATGTGGCCAGCAATGCCGCCAACGACAGCACCAGCGATGGTGTGCTCGTCCCTCTTCGACAGCGCAGTGGCATCTCCGACTACGGCCATGCCAGCAAGCAGAGCCACTGCCATCGCCATACCACGGAAGCTGAGTGCGGAGTTAAGCATGTTCGGTTTTCCTGAGAAGTACATGCCACGTGGGCGGGGGAGTGCGCCAAGCATCCTGCTGGCGTCGAGGCCAAGCTGGCGTTCCAACATTGCCGGAACATTGCGTAGGACCCCGTGCGGAGTACGCATTCATCTAACAGGTGGAGACGTGAGGCGACGTTCAGATGCCGGCAGCGGGTGGCGCCAAGCTCGGGGCTAGTGCCGGAGCGGTGCCGAGGCCGGAAAGAGAAGAGGGCACCCTCAGGCGCCCTCTCACTTAACCTTGCTGGGCCGCTACGCAGATCAGCGCTTTAGCAAGCGATTGGCGATCAGCGCAAGAGCGACACCTGCTGCCAGCAAGGTCAACGGATTCTTCCTAACAAAATCAAGTGCATCACCATAGTACTCAGTGAGCTTGCCCTCGACCTGACGCATCCCTCCCTTTGCCTCCATTTCTGGATCGTCAAGCAGTTCACCTGCTGCACGCTGGGCTTTGCCAGCCACCTGCTTAACAACACCTTCAATTTTTTCGCGTGCCATGGTTGGCCTTTCTCTGGGGGTGGGCAGTCGTTATGGCACAAGCCTGCGCGAAGAACCCGTCACGAGGATTGACGGACTTCGTCACCTCGTCACCTCGTCGGATCCGGGGCCGCAGGCAGCTCAACTCGGGGGCGCGTGAGCAGCGCGACCGTTTGCTCACTGACTGATCAGGGGTCATCGCTTCGGTGGTGCGCGAGCCGGTGTGTGTTCATCAGTCGACTGGATGTTGTGGTGGGGTGCAGTCTCACTCGCACGTTTGAATATGCATGCTCACCACACTCCTGCATGTCTAGGTGGAAGACACCCGTACGACGGTGGCGTCCACAGGCCTTCGATTCGGTAAGGAACTGAAAGCCTCCGCCCAGAAGATCTGCTGGCTGCATGTGCGCGGTGATGTCGGCTATCGTCGGGCGCCCGGTGACCGCAACCAGTTGGCCCATTTGGCATTCAATGCTGGGGACACTTTCATGGTGAGCGGTGCGCCGCTCGCTGATGGGGCCATGGTGGCCGAGTTGCGTCTGCCGGCCTGGCTGACGGAGTGCCAGCAGTTGGAGCTTAGTTACAGCAGCCAGTTCGGTGACGAAGGTCGCGATCACAGCCTCAACGCACGCTGGTCGGTGCAGCTGTAAGGGAAATTTGAGATCGGGGGAGGTCCGGGTTGGTCCTTCCCTGTTGGTCGTAATCAATCTGAATCGGGAGGCGAACATGAGTAGTGTAGAGACGCTTTCGGTCTCGGGCCGATTGGCTGCGATGACAGTCATCATCGGGGCCCTGCTGGCTGACGCCAAACGCAATCACGACCATCCTCAGCAAGCGTTGCTTGATCTTCTCGACGATGCGAATGAGCAGATAAGAAGGGCGCTGGATGGTGAGCCAGCCATTCTGGATCTGCATTGTCGCGAAGTATTCAACGACGCGGCGAATGCGACGATCGTGGAGGTGGGGCTGATTGCACAGGGTCTGTTGGGTGATGTAAGCAGTGCACCAATGGTAGATTGATCTATGTCGAACCGAGCAATTGTGTTTGTGATATCTCACAAACTGAGGTGGGGGGAAGTGGCCGGATTGATGGGCGACATCGAGCGCTTCAACCGGAGCGCGGGTGTCACGGGTGTAGCGCTACATGATGGTTGCAGAGTGCTTTCGTACTTGGAGGGGCCTCCGGCGGCTCTAGCTGACGCCTACTCGAACGCTGTCGGTGCATCCGGTTGTTCAGATGTGATCGAGTTGGCACGAGGATGGGTAGGACCACGTCGCTTTCCGTACTGGGCCATGCGATGCACTGCCGTGTCGCAAAGTGATCTCTTGAAGATCTGCCGCGCCGACTGGGCCGGGTTCGCGCAGAAAGTTGGTACGACGAGACCAGGAACGGGAATGGAACTGCTTGCTGTGTTGATCAGATAGAGAAGGGAGCAAGTCACGTCATGTAGCGTCTGAAGCCGATCTCCCGTTGCGGCCAGGTGGCGGCCATGTGCTACTCGGACAGATCGGAGTCACATGCTGGGGAGTGGCCTGTGAATGGTGCGTACCATTCTGGGCGATGGGTGTTATTTTTGGTGATGGTAGTTTGAAATTACACATTAAGATGAACGGTTCTGTGGGATTTTATCTCCATCGTCATGGGTGTTTTTCAAGGATGGAGCTGATAAGTAATCTTTTGGGTCTTGTATTTCTAGTGGCTCGAAATGTCCATCAATAGTGATTGATGTGTCGTAATGTGTTATTTCGGGATATCGTGGTTCTCCGAGCTCGATTATTATCTCGTCGGCCGCTGCCCTGTCTATGTGGAATTGTGACATGGTTATCAGGCTGCCGATTAGTAAGGTTGCCAAGTGTGAGTGTGCTTTACTTTTTTTCATTGAGGCTCTCCCATGGGTCTGAAAGTTCCTTGTGCGTTACGGTCTCGTCATCGAGGGCACTGTAATCAAATACTGCGAACATTACTTCGGCGAGGATGCTGACCTTTTCTTGCTGGGCATATCCTGAAGGGGTGTTATATGATTCTGGTTGAGAGTATATTGGTAACGTGTCTGCGGAGCTGTTGGTGCTCAGGGAGAGTAGAATACTCATGTAGGTGATCGCGGTAATCGTTCGAAAGCGATTGCTATCCATTGAGGGGACTCCTGTTCGTGGTGCGGGCTGAGTCAGGAAGTGACTAGCGCAGCGAGCGATTGGTGCTTTTGCGGGGAATTTCTCCGGATTAATCTGGAGTGCCTCGTGTCCGTGATACGGACTTGAGTCTTGAGAAGTAAGTCAGGGGGCCATCCCTCGTAGGACGCCTGCCTTTTCATCACTACTTGCTCCCGCTGCCGCACAGATTCGTCAGCACGGCATGAACGGCATTGCTCACGCCAGTCTCGCTGCTACCGGTCATGTAGCAACCGTTCGAGCTGATCGCGGAGCTCCTGCTGTTCTCGCCGCCCGGAAGGGTGCCAAGGTCGACGGTGCCTCCGGCCAGTGACCAGCTGATCGCGTGGGAGGGGCCTGCGGAGACTTCACTGGTGCCGACGACGGCGCCGTTGTCGGCGATGGCGGTCACGCCTGCATCTTCGTTGGGGTCGAGCGTAGGGATGTCGGTGCGGGTGTTGGTGGTTGTATCCCAATAGTAGGGAATGAAGTCACCTGTACCATTGACGTAGTGGCCAATCACTGCGCCATTGGCGTTCAGCGCCCTGCCGCTATTCCGGCCTGGAGTCGTGATCAGTACGGTCGGTGCAACTGCCGGTGTGGACCACAGTACCGTCTTGCTGCCCTGAGCTCCGAAATCGCAGTTGCCGAGAATTCGGCCGTTGTTGATGCGCCTTGTCGTGCAGTATCCAGCGCCAGCGGGCAGTGGCAGTGTGCTGTCGACATAGCTACTCAGTAAGCCGCCCTTGGTCCAGAGAATGGGCTTGGGGCGGCCTGACGTGCCGGGGCAGTTGCCTACAATGGTGGGGAAGTTCGGGTCTGCCGCGACGTTGTCGACGTCTGCGGGGCTGCAGTTGGTCGCGGTCAAGCCCAATAGTCCGACTGGCAGCATCCGAGCAGTCGTTTCGCCGTTGCGCCACATCACCGGCAAGGCAATTCCATCAGATTCAATGCTGACCCCGGCCAGCGCGCCAGCCTCGTTGTAGGCCGTAGCCTGGCTGCGAACAGCGCCAGCGAGGGCTCCGAGTTCCTGGGGGGAAGTGGTGGTCGTGGTTGACCAGATGACGCTAGTGGGTAATGAGTCGCTGTCAAGGCAGGTGCCAACGATTCGCCCGGAATTGGTGATGGCGCTGGCGGCACAGCTGCGTGAATTGGTCAGCTCGGTCAAGGTGACGGCACTGCCAGGTGAGGGGGCGAAGAATCCGGTTGTGGAGCCACTGGATTCGACGCAGGTGCCAACAACCTGCCCCGAATTGTTGGCGTCTGCGCTGGAGCATTGCGGACCGGCGCTGGTGCCGATGTCCTGCATGGGACCGGCGAGGGCAGTCCCGGCAAAGGACAGCGGGAGTGAGGTGGTGAGAAGTGCAAAGCAAAGTGAGGTGGCTTTCATGACCTTAAAAGCTCCAGAGGGAGATGAGACAGTGAGGATGGCTTGAGGGGCACCCATCAGCGAACGATGCGTGACGACGAAAGCTGTCCCTGGGTGGTGTACAGGAGTACGACGAAGCCAGTGCTAGGACTGCAGTTGCAGAGTAAGCTTCTTCTGCGAGGTGATTGCGGTGTGCAAATGCGAAAGAGACGAGAATGGACATCGCTGATGCAGGCACAACCAAAGCCAGTGCAGGACTTCAATGCTTGCGGGCTGAAATAATCTATGGTTGCTGGGCAAAAATGCCTGGCAGCGACCATCGTGGAGCTTCCCCAGAAGTTCCTCGGCCTTTGGCCTCGGAGCTCTTCTTAAAGCCGATGAAAATGACCGCGATCACAATTCGAGGCGGATTCTCTATGCCTATCCGCGTGTGCGGGTCGCCTCGAGTGAGGCTGTGATACTCCCGCTGGAGTTAATCTCGGGTGAAATATGAGGGGGGCGCGCGTTGCGGCCAGGGCTGTTGTCATTACCAGCACGTGCGCTTGTCGAAAACTCAACTCTGAGGATGGCGTGTAGGGTTGACGTGGGGGGGGCGTCTTGATATACGCATCTTGGCCCTTGGGCGGGCCAATAAATGTTGTTTCTTCCATCTGCTGGAACTCGAATCGCAAAAATGGAGGTTCCAATGAGGCGGCAATACCGTGGCTTTTCTTCTGTGATACTCGTAATCGGTATTGCTGCAGCGATGGTTCCAGCTGTGGCGTCCGCGGAGCGTTTGGAGCGATCAGTCTACGATCTGTTATGGGAGAGGCAGCCCCCTGTTTTCAACGTTGGTTCCGATTTGGTGATTGTGATTACGGATGGGAAACCCACAGGTGTCCCTGCGCCAGCGGAGGTGGAACGCGCGCTTAAAGAGTTCACTGACAATGGTGGGCGTCTGTGGGTAGGCGCGGGCATGTTGGAAGATTGGGAGAAATAACTCACTGAAGAGCGTGTCTCGTCGCACTGTTGTTCGGTGGAGTCGTGGGAGTGGGGGGGCTATCGGCTCCCATGTTGCGGGCGGTGCCAAGTGCAGTAGCGGAGAAGTGGTGCGGCACGATCTGGTTCGCTCAATCCAGAGGCGACTGGACAGTGCTGCACCGCGCCGGCACAGAGTCGAGCGCAGCGCCAATGTCGAGTCAGTTACAGGTCGAGCTCTTGTTGCCCTCCGAATCGCTCCGCGATTTTGTTCTCGTATTCCACGCGGCTCTTGGATGATTCAGACATTTCCAGGACTCGACCGATTTGCATACGTAGTGCGCGGGCTCCTACCTCGTTAAGGAACTGGAATAGTTTCTTCTTCCGGTCCTCACCATTCGCCTTGTTTGCGCGCAATAGCTCCAAGATCTTGCCGTTGCTCTTGGCCAGCGGATAGTAGATGTGCTTAACCGTGAGGCCTTTGAAGTGCCAAGGTTTGCCTCGCTCTAGAACGGGCATTCCGTAGAGGCGATACCATTGGTCGTACAGTTCGGGCGGGAACTCGCGCTCGTACTTCTTGGCCTCGTCCAGGACGTAGGCTCGAAATGCTGCAATGACCTCATCCTTGGTCGCGTCATATCCAGAGAGCGCGTAAACAAGTCCCTTGATGCCGGCTTTTGCAGATGCCGCCAGCACAACGTGTGCTTGGCGAATGATGTTCTTGTAACGCGCATGCTTAAGGCGGCCATCCGCTTCCGCCTGAATGATCGTCTTGCAAAGGTCAATGAGAAGGGTGACGTCATAACCGTGGCCTGTAGTGCTGCCGACCGCGCTAACTATCTGAAAAATAATTGGATTCTCGAGCTTGTACCTCAGCTCGCGACCAATGTACGGGGCGATGGTGGCACTCTGCACGAACTCTACGATCCGGCCGCCGCTGCCTCCTGAGAGCCCCAGCGCCGGTGCCATGCCGCGTTGTGTGATCACAGCGGTCTTCTGCTTGTCGTCGAGGACGTAGCACTCAACGTCAATGCCGAATTCGTCGTTGAAGTTGCCCTTGTGGGTCGCCTGCAATGGCTTACTGCCCCACCGAGCTGCGGCACCCTTTGCGGCGATTTCCTTCTTTTTCTCTGGAGACAGGATCTGCGCCCTGGCTCTTCCACCTGCCACCTTGGATTCGTCCTTAGCCATGCAAGCATCCTCGTTCGGTTTGTTCTTGCATGGATACACCCATCCAAGCGGCCATGCAAGCATTATTTTCATTTCTATGCTTGCATCCTCCAGTGCGCTGTTGCTGCCTAGCCCGAACGATTCAGGCAGGTCGCTGCCGCGTTCGCAGGATCTGCGACCGCCGGTCGTATCCTTCCCGCCATGCGTTCCTCCCACGGCTTCCGCACCGCCCCCGTTCCCACTGGCTGGGTCCAGCTGGGTGACAACTGGGTGCTGTGGTGGAGCGGTCGGCAGATCGCCCAGGTTTCCCCAGCCAAGGACCGTGGGGTGCGTGTGCACCTCGATGCCTGGAAGATGTGGCAGACCAAGGAGGAATGGGCAGCCAGTCTCGCCCAGGGCAAGCGCTATGCTGAGCGCTGGTGCGCGGTCAGGCTCTACCCAGAGCTGCGCCTGCGCGCAGCCGTGGCCCGGCTGCTGGACACGACGCCGAGAGAACCGCTCGAACCGCTGCCCGGCCTGCCACCGACCCGCGAGCAGCAGCAACAAGCCCGGCGCCTGGCTGAGGCCACGGCTACCGCTACGGCGCGGATCAAGGAAGCGCTGGAGCCGGCCAAGCCGCCGGCGACCAAGCCCCGACCGAAGGACGCCCGCAAGGTGTGGATGAGGGCAGGGCTGCAGCAGCTACGGCGCGGGGTTTGAGCCGAGCCCCAGATACGCGGCCCAGTCCTCCATGAGGGGCCGACGCTTGTCCAATAGCTGGCCACGGCGATAGGCCGCCTCCGCTTTGTTTTTGATGGCATGCGCCATCGCCATCTCCACCACCTCGTTTGCATAGTCCGTGGTCTCGGCTGCCCAGTCTCGGAAGCTGGATCGGAAGCCATGGACGGTGAATGGCAGCCCCAAGCCTTTCGGTGCGGGTTTCTGCACCAAGTAGAGCATCGCGTTCTCGGACAACGCGAACGGTGGCTCCTTGCGGGACAGCGGTTCCAGGATCGCCAACGCTGCGTTGGTCAGTGGCACGATGTGTTCCCGGCCGCCCTTCATCCTGCTGGCCGGGATGGTCCACAGTCGGTGTTCCAGGTCGAATTCTGGCCAATCCGCGCCAGTTACCTCGGCCGTCCTGGCTGCGGTCAGGATGACGAACTGCAGCGCCCGTCGGCTGCGCGCCTCTCGCCCGGCAAGGGTGGCCATGAAGGCAGGTACATCCGCGTAAGGCATCGCGTCATGGTGCTTTGGCTTGGTCACCTTGGTGGGTTTGGGAAGCAGGTTCTCCAGGTGGCCGCGCCAACGCGCCGGGTTGTCTCCGTCGCGGTGCCCGTGGACCTTCGCCCAGTCAAGCACGCGCTCGATACGTCCGCGCACGCGCGTGGCTGTCACCGTCTTTTCGGTCCAGATAGGGCGCAGGCATGCCATGACCAGGTGAGTATCGACGTTCCCGACTGGCGTATCTCGCGCCGGCCCGTAGGTCCGCAAGGATTGCTCCCACTGCTCGGCCTGGGCCTCGTTCTTCCAGCCAGCGCGGTGGGAGGCGATATAGGCATCTGCTGCATCGCCAAAGGTGGTGCCGGCTGAACGGCTCACCCGGCGGGCCTCAATTGGGTCATCTCCCGCGAGCAGCTGACGGCGGTGCTGCAGGGCTGATGCACGAGCCTCCTGCAGGCTGACCAGTTGCGTGGGGCCAAGCCCCATTTCCCGACGTCTGCCGCCGCGCTGGTAGCGCAGCACCCAAGACTTTGAACCGGTCGGTCCGACCAGCAAGTACAGGCCGCCGCCATCTGCGTGATAGCCTGCCTTGGTCGTGGTCTGCACGGCGCGCGCGCTAAGTCGATTGGTAGGTCTTGCCATCAATAGTGCCCCACAGTTCGCCCCATGTTTGGGGTCCGGATTCCGCGAGACTCGATGGTATGGGTGTGGAGTCTCAGGCGTTGATACGCCTAGGTTTCTGGACTCCCTGAGAGATCGTGAGAGTGTCAAATCGGCCACTCTCTCCGCCAGGAATCCAGAAGGCCCCTAGTGATAGGGGCCTTTTTGTTTTCTCAGGCTTCCCTACCTGCGCAGCTGTCCTCAGCTGAGGACAGGGATGGATGCAAAGAAAACCGGCAGAGAATCAAGAAATCGATTCAGACCGTTGCTGCAGTGGAAGTGATCGCGCTGTTTCACGCGGAGTCTGATTTCGACGGCGCTGCTGCGGCTCAAGCAGGAAGTGGTGCGCGGTACCCCTGTGTTCTTGCTGAGTCGGCGGATAAGAAGCGCTCCCACTGGATCGGTGGGATGCTCCGAGAGACACCAGCACAAAACGCCGTTTACTGAGCTAGTATTCAGGTTTCACGGACAGGACTAATCATGAGTGAAATGGATGCGGTGGACCCGGCTTCGGCAGAACAGTCACGAGTAGAGAGTGAGACGCTGCCGCTTGTCATTCAGACGGTCGGAGGTTTGTCGGCCGCGGTTGGCGTCATCAGCATCGTGTTGGCGCTTACTGGCATTGTTCCCTGGCTTTTGGGATCAGGCGTCTCCGCGCTTCTTGCTGCGCCTTTCCTTTATGGCTTTGCGGACATCGTGCTCAGCTTGAGAAAGCTGTGCTCAAAGCGTTGATGCAGGTGCTGGAAAAGGATCCATAAGCCGGCCCAGTGCCGGCTTTCTCTTTGTGGGAAAGTGGGAGTCGGTGGCCCTGCCGCCGTTACAGTCGATATCCCACCGCTGAGGTTTAGTGTCGGCGTGTTCGAACGGGTGGCAGATCCTGGACGGCTACCCGCGGCGCCCACCCTTCGGCTTGTTATGGCACAACGGGTAACTGGAGCACGACCGGAAGGCCCCATGCGGCCCATTCCGGTCCACGAACACGCCCACCTTGCACACCGGGCAGCGCTCTTCGTGGATCGCCGCGCCTGATATCGCGGTCACTTCCACAGCTCCGTCCTTCACCAGCTCGTCCAAGAACGGCGAGTGCTTCCCCTGCAGGGTGAACATGGCCACCGAGCGTCGCGCACGCGTCAGCGCGACATAGAACAACCGCCGCTCTTCGCTCAATGGGTAGGTATCCCCATCCGGCATCGCCAGCGAAAGCACCGGTTCATCCGCGCGCAGGCTCGGAAAGCTGCGGTTGACCATGCCCGGCAGAACAACGTAGTCCGCCTCGCGTCCCTTCGACCGATGGACCGTGAGGAACTCCACGTCCATCGTGCTGCCGAAGGCGGTCTTCCAATCCGAAGGCATCGCGCTGCGATCGGCGCGGTAGCGCCCCAGGATGAAGACCGTCACGCGTCCGTTGCGCCCTTGTGGCACCGCCCCGGACAACAACTGCTGATGCAGCGCGGCGAGGTACTGGCGAACGCCATCCTGCACCTCCTCACGCCGATTCATCTG